ACTTTATCCTCTGGTTTACCTTCATAATGTTTCTTCATTACTTCTATATTCTTTAAATCATCATCTGAAAATCCTATAGATGGTTTTTTTGGTACAAAGCGATTTTTTACATCATTTTTGAGGTAGGCTTTTTTATTTAACTCATGCGCAAGTTCCTTAATGTAGGATACAAATTCGTCCATCGCCATAATCTTTAACTCTTCGGGACTAGTTGCCCCCTTCTCCGACCCGAAAGACACGGGGTGGTACCTATTTAAATCCAAATATGTACGTATCATTTCTTCGTCTGACATTTCCTCTTCGTCTGTGAAATCACGATACTTCCTTAAATTTTTCACAAGTTGGTCTTTATCTATACCTCCGAAACCGTCAACAATATAATTGTAGACCGCTTGTTTTAAAGTTCTTGGATTATGACCTCTGGCCGTTATTATAGCAAAAACTGAACCATTATTAATTGCTTCTTTGAAGTCCTCGAAAGCAGGTCCTTGTTCTGCCTTCATTGCGTCAATTAAAAATGTTTTATCTCCTTCTGTTCTGAAGTTTCTAAAAGCATTATCTGCATAACCTACAATAGTTTCACCATTATAATCTATGGGACCTTTACCTATTTTTTCTCTGTATTTTGCAAAATCAGTAGTAGACATACCGACCTCATCACCAACATCATTCTTAAGTATAATCTTCGTTGGCATGTGAACAATGTTATCATCCCAATCGAAAGCGTAATATTTCATATCAGGAGTTCCTTGTTCTTCAAATCCTTCTTTGAACTCTTTTTTCATTTTTGGCTAAAAGGGGGGAACAAGTCCCCCCCCATTTTTTTAGATATTTTCGAAAGACGCTCCAGTTGGTGTGATGAAGAATTCAATATCAATGAACTCGAGAGCCTTTGTCGGTTTAAGATAAATTTTACCTGTAAGAGTGTTTCTATCCAAATCTTCAGGTGAAGAGGATACAGTCACACGGAAATCGTAAAGACCTCTATCTCTTCTGATACCATCTAATATTGGGTTTACACTATCCAAGAATTGTTGTCTTACAATTTGGTCGTTTTGTTCGAACAATAATCTTACTGCGACTGCTGAAATCAACTTACGTGCCTGTAACAACAATCTTCTGACGTTAAGTCTATTGAGAGCTGAATCAGCAATTTGTAATGTTTTGTTACCCCAAATAACTGTTCCAACATCAGAGAAAGTAGCAATTGGATTGATTCTACCTTGATACAAAGTATCTCTGTCTTCTTGTGTAAGTTTTTGTCTAGCTTTGATTGAGTTAACAAGACCTCTTGTGTAACCCGCCGACGCGAACCATGGGAATGAAATATTATCTGTCAACGCCAAGTTTCTAACAACCTCACCCGTTGGTGGTAGGTAGATTTGGGTATTGTTGACAGTATCTCTTACAAGAATCCAAGGATAGTAAGTCGCTGTGTAGTTAGAATCAATTCCTGTGTTATCGAGATTATCTACAGCTTCTTGAGAATAGATAATTTCGAATTGACTAGTTCCATCAGGAGTATACATGTTATAGTCAGGTGTTGTTACAATGTAAACAGAATCTGCTCTTTGGAATTGTATCATGTCAATAGCCTCTTCACAAAGATTCGAGTTGTTAACATAATCTATACTTGAAGTTGCAAAAACGTTAATGTTTGTTGCTTCAGGGTTTTGATAAGTCAAAATACCCAATAAGTAAGCATAGTAGTCGGTATTTGCAAAATCAGATGTGTTGTTCTGAACTGTAATTCTCTTGAACAAACCGTCTCCAGTTGCTGTAGGATATTTTGAAGAAGGTGAAGCACCTGCTAAATAACCCGAAGCACCTAATTGGAATCTGTCTTGGTTAGTTCTAAATTCTCTATACTCGTCCCATCCATCGAATCCACCAGCAAAACATACTGTATATTTTCTAGAGTATATAAAATAATAAGGATTCTCTTGAGTATCTGGGTCACTAGTGAAGCTTGCGGTACCACACTCGAAAGCGGTTTCTCCACTTGTTTGATAAGAATTTGATATTGTTACTACAGTCGCACCTGAGTCCATATGGAAACCTTTACTCAAATAGTTGAAGTTTTCACCAGGAACCTCAAATGCTGAACTCACCCAATTAGTTGGATTTTGTTTACCCTTATAAGAAAGGAAAGATTCATCAATACCATATTGTGAAGAGAATCCTAAATAACTTCTTCTTATTACATCACCAGCAGACTCAACTGTATTTGAACCTCCAGAAGATGTTCCAAAAGGAGGATTCATAATTGTTTCGCCAGGATAGAAGTATTTTGTTTTATACTTAATCATTGGTGACGGATTGTCTGTAGTCTCATATTCTCTTTGTCTATAACCGTAGAATCCACAAGGAAGAGCGTCAATTGGTGCTCCGTCTGCCATTTCTACCATGATATATTTTGAAATAAGAGCATATTCACCATTAGAAGAACCAATCTTTTTAGCAATAAAGTTATTAGTGCTTGGGTCCATATTACAGTTAGTGAACTTNTCAATTACAACAGGATTTGAATCAGTGTCAAAAAACTGTCTAACCAAAACATCAAATGTCATATTATTNAAAGANAGATTTGCGATTGAAACTTTTATTTCAAAATTCGCAGAGTCACCATCCGAAATTGATATAAATTTGAAAAGGTTGTAAACCTTATTACCTCTTAATTCCGAAACCAAGAAAGGAGTTTCAGGAGATTGGTATCTTTGACACTTGTAAGCAATTGAAGCGGGGTCTTGAGACCTTGCTCCAGGTAAAGAAACTAACTCACAATCTAATCCACGAATATACCCTTGATTATAAGCTTCGTTCAACGAACCTGGATAAATTTCTTCAACATAGATAGGAACCTGAGTTCTTGATTTTCCAAAGTTGTCAATTCCTAAAACCTTTGTAATATATTGAGGGGAAGATGCCAATAAAGAAACTTCAAATGAGAAAGTATCTGCATCGTTAGTAATTCCTGATAACAAGAAAGTTCCGAACGGATTACTTGTTACACCGGAATATTGTTCAGTACAAACCATAGTTACTCCCGTTGTTGCACTTACTTCGTACACAGGACCATGATTGACACTTGTACTTGTATTTGTAAATAAAGATATACCTCTTGAACGAACTGTTGCAACAACCATATCATTAAAGTCGCTATAGGCAGTTCCTGAAAAACTGAAGGAAGCACCTGATATTGTACCAGCAAAACTTGAAGTACCTGTTGTAGCGGTGAATGAGCTTGTTACGAAATAAAATGAATATCCTGTATAAGCATCACCTGTGGTATCAACGAAGTTTGCATAATACCAAACATCGTTAGAACCTGCAGACAAATCGTTATCAACTAAATTAACACTGTAAGTCTCTAAAGGATTGTTCTGATAGATATATGTTGCATCTAAAGAGTTGAAATCATTTTCAGGTATAGCACCAAAGATAGAAACAGTATTACCTGAAGTTGCTCCTGAACTATAAACATCTTGTAAGTAAGAATTGAAAAATCCTTGTAATGTTGAAACACTACCATCAGACATTCTGATTTGAGTGTTAAGATTATTCTCAACTTCGTTTGGTAAATTAGAAGGGTTTGTTATTTCGATTGTGTTTCCTGAAGATGAACCTGTGAAGTTTGCAGTGAACACAGTTCCAACGGCAGAACTCAAACCAATTGTAGTTGGGTCAACATTTGCCGTAACACGAATAGACCAAGATGGACCCGCGTCATAACCCGAAAGACCCAATACTCTCGTTACGAACAATTGATTGGATTGTTGTAAATATGATTTAGCGATGTAAGCCGCTTCATATTTCGGAATTTGTGTGTTAACAAATTTCACTGGTTCAGTACCACCGAAATAAGCTTGGAATTCATCGTAATTTGTAATGAAAATTGGTTCGAAGGCTGGACCTTTAATTGTCTCGCCAACTAAACCTAATGTAGTAACACCTACACTTTGTGCCACGAATGATAAATCCGTTTCGGAGGTATAAACCCCAGGTGATACGTAAACTTTTTGATTTGCTTGTGCTGTTGCCATTATTGAGTTATCTTAATGCAGATTTATTTTCTTGATAAATATTCATTACTATATCAAAAAACTTTACTTTTGGATATGTATTTGTAAACGGTAGGAATAAATTCTGCCTTTTTTCTACCATGAAAACAAAGAAAGAAATAAAGAATATAAAAATTGACCCTGCAATACACGAGATGTTAAAAAAGTACTGTGATAAGAGGGGTCTTAAAATTTATAA